CGCCTTCTTGGAGCGGATGGCCCCGGATACCGGCCCAAATAGAGGTATACCAAGGGAGTTTTGGGTGTTGCGTCCTGACCGGATGAAAGTGATCGTGGACGATAAGACCGGCGCGTTAATGGCCTACGAGTATTCCGTTGGCGGGGAAGCCCCAACCCGGTTCGAGGTAGACCCGGTGACGCTTCAAGCAGACCTTCTCCACCTCAAGAATTTCCATCCGACTAACGATTGGTGGGGGGCCAGCCCGACCGAAGCCACGGCGCGAGAAATAGATATAGCCAACCAGTCGGCCGAATGGAACAAGGCCCTCATGGATAACGAAGGCCGACCGGGTATGGTTATCTTTACTGAGGATGATATTGGCGATGACCAGCTGGAGGAAATCGAGAAAAAATATGCTAAGCATACCGGGAGTAAAAACGCCGGACGCAACCTGATTATCTCGGGGTCCAAAGGTTCCGCCCACCCATACGCCCTTTCCCCCAAGGAATTGGACTTCGTGGAGGGCGGACGGGAGATGGCCCGAAAAATCTGTTTAGGCTACGGTGTCCCTCCGATGCTTTTGGGTATACCGGGGGACAATACTTACAGCAACTACGCGGAAGCGCGGTTGTCTTTCTGGGAGGATACCGTTACCTGGTATCTGGATTATTACAAGGGCGAGTTTACTAATTGGCTTATCCGGCCCAACGAAGCCAACGTGGAAGTGGATTACTCCCTGGAGAATATACCGGCGTTGGGTCCGAAAAGAACGGCTCAATGGGACCGGGCGGAGAAAGCGAATTTTCTAACCATCAACGAGAAACGGGAATTGGCCGGGTACGACAAGGTGCCCGATGGTGACGGTATCCTGGTACCGGCCACCCTAATCCCCCTGGGCACCGAGATTGACGAAGGGGAAGAAAGCGAAGGGAATGAAGATGATGAAGAAGAGTCCGGAGAATAAGGCAATCAAGCCCAATAGCACGTCGCTGGACCGCAGGGGTAACGTCCCCCAGGACAAGTCCCGGAAGGACCGGCCGAAGGGGGGTTGTTGTAAATGAAAAAGTTCATTCGAAACCTGGACCTGGTAAAGTTCGGCGGTTGNNNCTTCGCCGTACTNGGNACGGCCGGGTACCTACTGGGAAACTACTGGAACGGAATTGCCGCCGCTTCGGCCCTCGTGGTCGTAGGTTGGATGGCGAAAAGGTACGTCAGCTAAAATGATCGACCCCGTTTCCATTGCCGGCCGGAGAAGAGCCCATCGGGAGTTAATCCGGCTTATGGTCGCCCTGGAGAATCCGGGGGCCAAGGCTATTCAGAAAATCTTGCGCCGGCAATGGAAACGAACCGCTTCCGAAGTCGAACGGGGTATTTTCACAGTATCGGGGGCAGTCGATTCCCAGTCCTCGGCATTGCGGGATACACTGAGGCGGCACTTAGTGCGGGTTGCCCAGGCCGCTCTACAGGTCTGGGAGCGCGGATGGCAGGAAAGCCAGAAAAACGTCTCCAACTTCAACCGGAAAGCGGAAGAGACGTTCAGGGAAATCTTTTGGGGGAATACGGGCCAATGGGTTCGGTCCCACGCGGCGGAAAAGGTCCAGAAAGTTGATGAACGGACTAAAGCCCAACTTCGGGACGTTATCAATAAGGCTATTCTTCAGGGCAAGTCGGACGCGGAGATTGCCCGAGTGATACGGGAGTTGAGTCCAATTCGAAACGCTCCCCGCTCCCGAGTAATAGCCCGGACGGAAACCCATACTGCTTTGTCCCGCTCCTTGGATACCGCCGCCAAGGGTACGGGGGTTGATATGGAGCGGGTCTGGTCGGCTACGATAGATAAACGTACCCGACCTTCCCACGCCGCAGCAGACGGGCAGACGCGGGGCCAGGAAGAACCTTTTGACGTGGGGATGAGTAAGCTCATGTACCCTGGAGACCCTAATGGGGCGGCGCAAGAGATTATCCAGTGTCGTTGTATACTCTTTTATCATGTGAAAGAAGTTCAGAAGCCGGTAGTGGAACCGGCCCCCGTAGTAACTCCCCCCGCAGAAACGCCTACTTTAACAGAGGCTCAACAGGGGACGTTAAATTATATTCGAGAATTGGGTAAGTTAGATGACGTGGCATTACGTTTCTTAGGTCATACTCCGGTTGGTTTAGATGATACGATAGATGATTATTTCACCCGTGATGAATTACATGCGTTGTCTGATCAGGTAACGGCGGATATAAAAAACGGGCGGATACCCCTACAAATGAACACAAACATGGGGAAGGATAGCGCTGCGTATAACGATTTATTGGAAAATGGTAGGTTTAAAAATCAATTTGAATTAGGAAAGGCGGCCACTTCCCAAGGTAATTTAAGCCCGGTGAAAGACGGTCCTCGGGATATTTGGGAAAAACGTTTGAGCGGTAATAATTTATCGGCTTCCCCCGAATATCAAAAACTTAGGAAGGGTAAAAATCTTCCAGCGGATTTGGCGCGGGAACGTCCGGTCTATGGTTATTTAGGTGATTCCGATCCCCAGCTTCGCTATCTAAATGGGGATTACGGGAATATAACTTTTCGTTTTCGCCCAGAGGTGAGTGCGCGTACGTCTTTCTCTATTTTTAATTCTTCAATGGTATCCTCGAATCCTAAGTGGGAAGTGGGTACCCCGGAAAATAACGCCGCACTTTTGAGAAAGACGCTGAAGACAATTCGGGGGGGAAAAGAAAAAGCCTATTTTAAGAAGTTGAAGCTATACTCTAAGGGTAAAGGGGAAGTACCGGAGCATTTACTCCAAACGGGTAGAGATTACACGGAAGTTCAATATTATGGGGATTTAACTTTGAAGGATGTCGCGGAAATCCATATACCTAAAGCAAAAGACGGGGAAGACCCTTATGATTACATGGTGGAATTGGCCCGTAAATGGGATATCAAAGTAGTAAGGTACTAAACTACCGAAGGGAAAACTATGAAAATATTGAATTTGGAAAAGAAGACGGGAGTATATACCGGACTGTACCTGAAAAACCGCGTAGTTTACGACTTCACTTTTGGGGAAAAAGGCTTGTCGGTGGACCACGAATACCCCATGAGAGAAACGGAAACTTACCGATTTTTTGCGGAACGTATGGGTAAATTTTGGCCTTACCGGTTTTTCCTCAAGAAGCCGGTAAAGGTTGATGAGGAAATAACTCAAGAGTCCTTAGATAATGTCTGGAAAGAAATACAGAGCCGATTAGCGTAACTCAACCCAGCGGAGGAACGATGATGAGAATATTCGACGTAAAGGGAAGACCGGCCCAGAGTTATTTGGACGTGCCTTTCGAAATCAAGGAAGTGAATGAAGATGGGAGTTTCGTGGGGTACGGTTCGACCTTCGGCGGCAAGCCCGATTCCTACGGGGATATTGTCGAGTCGGGGGCCTTCGCGGATACCATATCCAAGGGTGGACGTAACAGGACGGGGATTGCCCTGCTTTGGCAACATAATCCGGATCAACCCGTGGGGGTCTGGACTTCCTTGGTGGAGGATAAAAAGGGCTTGAAGGCCGAAGGTCTTCTGGCTATGAAAACCCAGAAAGGTGCGGAAGCCTACGAGCTAATGAAGATGAAAGCCGTGGGGGGCCTGTCGATTGGTTATTCCTCGATGGTGGAGGAGTACGACAAAGTCGCCAAGGTCCGGCGGATTAAGCAAGCCGAATTGTGGGAAATCTCCATCGTCACTTTCCCGGCGAATATCAATGCCAGGATAACGGTGGTCAAGAGTATCGAGAGCGCATCCACGCCCAGAGAGTTGGAAGCGGCCCTGCGGGAAGCAGGTTTGAGCCGGACGGAAGCCCTCTGCGCGGTGAGTAAAATGAAGGGCCTACGGGAAGTACGGCCGGAACGACGGGACGCAGCAACCCAAAGACTGCTGGAGGAATTGGAAATGTTGAATTTGTCTTTAGCCGTAACCAACGAAATTGGGAGGATTTAAACAATGGACCGTATGCAGGAGTATTTGTACCGGACCCGAGACGTGGACCCCAACTCGGGGGGTGATCCGTCCCCGCACCCGGAAATCGTGGCTTCCGTCCTCAACGAAATCAAGTCCCTGGGAACCAACTTCAAGCAAGCCCAGGACAACCAGGCCAAGAGTGTATCCGACTTGCGGAAGCTCATGGAGGAAACCGACAAGCGCGTGGACGGCGTAGTGGCCGAACGCATCAGCAAGCACATCGAAGCCGTAACCAAGCGCCAGGAAGAGTTGGACAAGAAAACCACGGAACGCCTGGACAGCATCGAGGTCAGTCTGAAACGTCTTCCCAGGACCGGCGACGGTACCCCGGATATCATGAAGGACGCAGCCCTTTTTAAAACCATGATTTACGCGGCCAACGGAAAGGCGGATCAAATTCCGGCCACCGGCTGGACCAAGGAACAGGTGGACCTGGAGTCCTACAAGAAATACAATGAAACCTTCGTGGCCTTTTTGCGCAAGTATGACCCCCGGTCGGAACGCCTGACCGCCGACCAGATGAAGGCCCTGTCCGTGGGTATCGACCCGGACGGCGGATACCTGGTCACCCCGGCCATGTCCGCCAGGATCATCAAGCGGATGTTCGAGATCGACCCCATGCGGGACTTGTGCGGCACGGAAACGATTTCCACCGATGCCCTGGAAATGCTCGTGGATTGGGATGAGGCCAACTTCGGTTGGGTGGGGGAAATCGAAGACCGTTCCGAAACCGGTACCCCCGAATGGCGCAAGAAACGAATCGTGGTTCACGAAATGTACGCCGAACCCCGCGTAACCCAGAAACTCATCGAGGACGCAGCCATTGACCCGGAAGCCTGGCTGGCCAACAAGGTGTCCGACCGGTTCGGCCGTGCGGAAGCGGCCAGCTTCGTCAACGGCAACGGTATTTCCCAGCCCAGGGGATTCCTCACCTACGCCAGCGGAACCAATTATGGCCAGATCGAGCAAGTGGCGCTCCAGGCCGCTGCCACCCTGACCACGGACGGTTTCACCTATATGAAGTACTCCCTGATCGAGCAGTTCCTCAATCGGGGCACCTGGGTCATGAACCGCTTGGGCGTCCGGGACGTCATGTTGCTCAAGGACGGCGACGGTCAGTACATCTGGCGGGAAGGGATTACCGTGGGCCAGCCCTCGACCATCCTGGGCCTTCCCCTTCGCATGGCCACTTCCATGCCGACCGTGGCCGCTAATGCCTTGGCCGTGGCCCTGGCCGA